GTGAGATGTATGCACGTTTCTTTCAAGGGGTTGATGCAATTGTTGTTCGTAATATCTACCGCTCGCTGAGTTCCACCATCTCTATATCACCGTCTGGTGATGTGTTTGAGGTGAACGGTCAGCAAGTTAGTGGACATTATAGGACTGGTCAAGATAATGCAAGGTTTACAATGCTCTATTTAGTGAGGGCATACCTTGCCTTAGTTGGCACTTTGAACATTTTGGAGACCGTTACTATCCTAATTGTGGGGGATGATTTGGTTATTGGTTGCGGAGAGAGGACTGATTCAAGGTTCAATCCTCTTGCAATCAAGAATTATCTTAACTCTCATGGCGTCGTGATGAAGGGTAGTGATGGTTGGCAGCGGTTTGATGAGGTTGACTTTCTCTCTTTTAGGTTTTGTGGGTACCGTTATGGTTATGTTCCACAACCAGTTAGGGAGGATAAGTTGTACTTGTCGAGCTGCTGTTCTCGTCGCGATCTAAGTGTTAGGGAAAACTTTGCTAGACTAGTGCTTATAAGGTACCTGTGTGCACCTTGTGAGCAGTTGTTTGTTAAGGTTGACCTGGTATTGAGGTCGTTTCTTTCTTTTTGTCCTGAGATTCTCATGGACCCGGTCTGTAAGGGTATTAAAGCCCATTTGCTCCCACGGTGTTCTATCATGGATAGGATGTTGGGGGTGGAGAAGCTGACTGCTTTGGAGTTACTTTTTTATTCAGAGCTAAACCTGGTGGCCTTAAATTATCAGCCAGGTGAGGATGTCATTATGCCTAAGAAGGACTGGATTCCGTATAGTGAGTTTAATAAGGTTAAGAAGAAGGTTAAGAAGAAGGAGGAGAAGAAGGTTGAGAAGCAGGCCAAGAAGAGGGGCCGTGAGGTCGCAATTCATGGGCCTGCTACTCGAATCGATGCTGGAAGAACCGTGGTTGAGAAGAATCCAATGAATCTTAATGATGGTCGCCCGATTCCTAAGGGTAAACCTAGTCGGACGGCTGATCAGGTGGTTCATAGGGCTCGTGCTGATGCAACGCATAATGCTAAGGTGGCAGCAATGGTTCAACTGGACCCGTTTTATGCTTCTGAGGAGGAGATTGTTACGGGTTGTGTTGAGCTGCCTAGTGATAAACCGGTGTTTCGATACTGGATTAGAACTTCGGCTCAGTTGAGTGCCATAAGTCCCGATGACACCCCAACTCAGCAGCGAATGATTGTGATCTTCAACCCTGCGGTTGCGGATCATATTCAGTATGCTACTGAGATTGATGTTCATGGGATTGGAGTCACTTGGGGATTTGTTCGTGCTGCTGGCTATGAGGCCTTTGCTAATATGTTTTCAAGCTACCGTGTTCTTAACATGGGAGTGCGAATTAGGAATATTAGCAGAATGAACCTAATGAGTGGGGATAGTATCATTGCTAGTGGAACGTTCGGTGATATTCAAGGTCGAAGTCAGGAATCTCTTGAGTCCTATGAGGAGTGTTCTCAACATACGGAGTCTGATCCTGGAGTTATAACCCAGGCCTCGTGGAGGGGGGCTGTTCGCCCTGCCACCTCCAGCTATGATCTTGATTATATCAATGATTATAACTGGGGTGATTGGACTGATAATGAGTCTGTTCACTCCACTGTGTTGGCTTTTTTCTATAGCTCGGGTCTTTTGTCTACGGATGGTGCATATAATGCATTTTACATAGATACTGTGATGCTGGTTGAGGGTGTTCCTTATGGGTTGTATAATGAGGTGTTGCCCATTACAAATTTTGTTGTGGATTCTGAGATTGCTCGATCCATAATAGATAATGCTTATGAGCAGAATCCTCGTTGGGGTAACGAAAGAACCCATATTAAGGATGATGGAACTATTTTTTCGACAGTGGCTGATATAGCAACCATCTTTGGTAAGGGTGCGAAGGCAGTTTCTT